TCCGCTCCTCATCGCCGTCCTCCCATTTCAGGGGGACAAAACCTATTGACCATGCCTTTAATGCCGGGCCAGTGTCCTTCTTACCATCAAAAATAGGTTCAGAGTATAGCCTATATACCTGGTCAGCAAAATCATGCTCCAGGAATCGGGTCTTGGCCCGCAAGCCCTTCTCATCGGACTTAATCCATAGGTTCTTTGCTATGGGAAGCTGGTCGTAGCGGTGCGCCCACATAACCACCGGGTTCTTACGGTAATTCTTTAACTGGGCTCCACTGGGTTGCACGACTTCCCCGTCCCGGTCAATTACTCCTGTGGTGATGTAGTTGACAACTGCCCTCTCGCCTTTATTTATTTCAACCCGTTCTGACACCCTGCCCTTTCTGATGAGCTCCAGGTCTCCAACATCTATCCCGGTCTCCTGGGCCAATTCGGCGGCCCGGGCAGGATAGATGTCCTTTAATTTTAATCTTTGCGTTACCCAATCCATTTATTAGTCACCTTCAATTATTGCTCATCTGTAAAATCTTATCTACGCAATTATCAGGATTTTCATTAATTTCATGTTCCCATAAATGAAGAACATCAAATCCTTCACTTTCTAAAAATTCAGTTTGTCTTACATCCCTCAATTTAACTTTTGGTAAATTATGCCAATAATCACCATCAACCTCTACAATTAACTTTGGAGGAATAAAAAAGTCTGCAACTCCAAATCTATATTCAAATTGACAACTAAAAGAAATCCCATTATCAATTAGAAAACCTGCCAATTTCTTCTCTATATTACTTGGACTCTTTTGATGTGAAGCTGTATATGCTCCCAGACATCGTCGAGAGCAAAAATGATTTGCATACATCTTTATTTTTGCAGGCTTTTCGGGATATTCTTTACCACAATAATCACACTTAATATCTATTAACTTATAGAGTGGATGATTTTTACCTCTCCTTTGACTCTTTAATTTGTTTGTACATTTCCAACTACAACAACGAGTGATCTTGACTCTTGATGGACTTACATAATATTGTTTTCCACATATAACACAGGTCTTCAATTTTCCTCTTCTATTTAATATCTTCCCCAATCTCTTCTTTCCTTGACCAATATTTGCACATTTCTTTGAACAGTAAACAGCTTTATTTTTAAGGCTAGGAATAACAAAAAAAGTTTTCTTACAAATAGGACAAATTTTCTTAATTCTCATTTGTATTGTATCATCTAAATTTCCCGTAATATTGGAATTATACTGCATCTGCAGGCGACATGAACCGGAGGCGTTGGAATATCTTCATAATCAAAATGGATAGTATTCCCCATAGCAGATGTATAGCTATCACCCTCATTGAAGAAGTTTGTACCCAATGGTGCTGTCCTACCATCAAATTCCAAGCAAAATTCGCAAGTTCTGGCATCCACTGAAGCGATATACTCTTTTCCCTCCACTACCCCTGATTGAATAAATGCTTCTTCTGCTCCATGATTACTTGCTTTTAATACTTCATTCCTGGCAATCATCGCCGCCCTGCTTTTAGTAGCTGTCCTGAATATATTCCTTATCCGGTCTCGCAACTTGGGAATGCCCTCTCCCAATCTCACTCCATCCTGTAGGGTAGCCGTCAGCCCGTTCAGAGTGGTCTCGTTGAGCTTGGCCGTGAACTTCTTGGATTCGGCCAGGATAAATTCCTGCACGGCATCGGTGTTCATATCGAAAGATATTCCTACTAAATCGGTCAGTGTTCCCTCACCGGCTATCCGGAGGGAATCAGTGAGCTCCTGCTGGGCTAATTGCATAGTGATAGGGTCCCAACGGTTCTTGTCAAATAAAATGCTGGGGATGACTATCTCGGTTAGTTCTTTAACTCCCCGATACTCCGTGCTGGCCAGGTTTTCCAGGACTTCTTTCTCCTGGGCCTTGAACATTTTAACAAGTTTAATTCTTAACCGGCGTTCCTGCGGCTGGGTCAACTCAATGAATTTTGTCCACTGGGCCAATCTACGTTGAGACTTTTTTTTTAGTATATCGTCTTGCTTCTTAGCTAATTTCTCAACTAATAATTCTTTATTAGTCGGGGAAATAATGTTTTCCAATGGAGTCAGCCCCTTCTCCTTTAGTGCAGACGCTTCCCGGATAATCTTCATCCCTTCCTGGATTTGGGCCGCCTCGCCTACCGGGATAAGATTCATTGGTAGGTAGCGGTCATCCCCGCCATCTATGGGATCATTGCCGTCAATTTTCCGCTCCTCGTTGGTAGTGGAATAGCCAGTCTCGAAATGGGTTTTAATCTCTTTTAGGCGAAGTTCCCTGTCCTCCGGCACACAGTTGTCAAAAGCGACGAATAACCGCTCGTCATACATCGGCATCAATTGCTCATTGATTTTCTGCTCTATACGCATCAACCGAGGTTTAATTGTTCCCTTCATCCATAAGTAAATAGCAGCGTCCATATTGGCCCGATTAACCCCCTCGGTGGCAATTAAAGCTTCGGTCTGACCATAGATGGCGCATATTTCTCCCCTCGTCCATTTCCGCCCCTCCAGATAATCGAGCTCCTGAGGAGTCAATGAGAATTTCGAGGCTTTGTATCCGGGTGGAAGAAATGCACCTTTACCCACATTGGCCGCTCCCTGGTATTTTTCCTTCCAGGAGCGCAACATTCGGGTGGCTGTGTCCTTGTCAATCTCATCCTTGGTTTCAAAGACCATATCGGGCCGGGCCATATTCTTAAAAGTGGCCTCAGAGTAAGTAGCCATGTAATTATTGATGTTTACCGCCGCCGTGGCCGCATAGAAAGGCGACCAGCCATAATATAGCGAAGTCAACGAGTAGTCTGCCCTGGCGCCCTATACTCATAATGGGAGATGAAGGTCTCTTTTGACGGAACAATCTTCATATTCTGGGAGGGTAGCACCCAAATCTCCGCCGGGACGCCCAGTTTATTAACCGGGATATACCAGTAAGCATCGCCCGTCTGTTCCAAGAATAATGTCACCAGTTCCATCATATCAAATTGATTCCAAAATGAATTGACATTGGCCATTAAATCAAGAAACGGATGCTCAGTAACCTCGACGAAATCGACTGCTTTAGCCAGGTAACGCTGAAGAATCTTAGATGATTCTATATGTATCCGCTGAGGATACAATACCTTCCGGGTGGAGAAGTTCAACTTAGTCTTATGTCCCTGCTTGGCTGCATAGAGCCGCAATGGCACACTGGCCACCCCTGTGGCATTCCGGGAGCCACATACATACACCCAGGATTTATATTCCTCTACTGCTTGGTTAGCGTCGCCTTCTCGCACCTGCCGCCTGCCGGTCAGGGAAGGAACAGTGCTAAAGAAACGGTCGATGTCGCTACGCTTGACGATAACGGGGAAAAGAGATTTTATCCTATCCCATACTCCCATATATATTTCACCTTAGTCTCCTTTGTCCCTTAATACTTCTTTTATACATTTGCAACGCACCCAATGGTAAACATTAAAAATCCCCAAAAAATCATTAACCCGCTTAGCACAGACGGGAACTCCTTATATATCGATTTATCTCTAAAGTAATCTACAATCAACCACCCTGCGCCTACCCAATATATTGTTGCCAGAATTAGCCCATAATAGAAAAAGTTGAAAGGCATTCTACCCCTGCCTTTTAATCTTTAGGATAACCAAATAATTCACCCAATAGTATCCATTCTTGGATAGCTGGTTCTCTCAGCCATACATTTGGGACAATATATCCGCCTTCTTCCATCTTAACCCCCCTTCACTTACAGGAGCCTCCAGGATTCCCCACCCTGGTCCGATATAGAGAACCCATTTCTCATTCTGGTCTTAATAAGTCCTCACTACCAGGCAATGTTTAACATCCCTGGCCCTCTCCACCCTTTCCGGCCGCCAGAATAGCCAAGTTCCTGTAAATGTTACAACTGTCACTTAAATTGCATTTAGTGTCCTCACGGGACACGATTCGCATTCATAATATAATAGAGAACAATTGCGAATGGGATATATTCCCATATTCTTCCCCCTTTATAAATCCACGATGACGAAATCGTCCATCGGCTTATGCCGGTGACTCCAAAGGGCCATTCGAAAACTGTCACAAAGATGGTCCTTAAACTTCACCGGCTCTTCCAGGACATTACCGTTCTTGTCCTCCCGCCACTTGTAAGATTGCAATTCGGCAATCAAGTTTGCTGATTCATACCAGATAAACAACCGCCGGGACTTACAGTAATCAATCCCTGCCTTCACGGAACCCTTACCCTTCCTGCAAGGGTGAATGTTGTATCCAGCTTGGAAAATCTGCTCGATGGCATTCGGGTCCTCAGAGTCTCCATATATCTTGGCCTTCTTATCAATTTTCAGGATGTCCATTTGTCTAATTAACTCGGGAGTAGTTAGGCCGGTTCGGTATAATCGCTCCCGTAAATATGGCACGTTATCCTTTATCCCTATCTCTATTAGGGCAGAAGGATTATTATAGCCAAAGTCCAGGCCGTAGATAATTTCGTCAAATGTTTTTGGAAATTTGTCAATGATTTTATAATTACTATAAATGGTATTCTTGAGGACCCCCCACTGGCCCAATGTGTAGACCTGATGGAAAGTCTCATCCACATCCTTTAGTCTCTCAAGTTCGGCAATATACGACTGACTTAAGTATCGTCGGTTATCTTTATATGTAGTTAGTAAAATTGCCGCTTCAGGATCACCCTTTTCAAAGAATCTCTTATAGAGCCAAGACAGTTTACTGATAGGATTAAAACTCAAATATATTTGATTCGTTCCTTCTGTATGCCGCCTTAGACGCAAATTTAATTGGAGAAAATCAGCCTCGGCAAATTCTGTGCTTTCTTCTATCCAAACTACATTTGGCTCAAAACTCTTAACTTTCTCGGGGTCATCCAAACCCCGGAATATTATTTCATTGCCATTTGCATTAATCCGCATTTCCGCTTTGTTGAGTTGGTATCGACATCCATACTCATCAAGTAAATCCTTAATCAATTTGTATGCTGTTATCTTTAAAGAAGGTAATGTTTTACGAAGGATTAAAAATTCCTTGTCTGTCTCATTGTATAGTTTGTATATTAGCCATTGAGCAATACTAAAAGATTTTCCTGCTCCTGCACCTCCACATAAAACCAAGAATCTCTTATCTCTATTTATTTCAAAGAACTGCTGATACTTTCGATTGAATATATACGTTGCCATTATGTTTCTCTTTGTGACATTTAGTGCATAAAGTTATACCATTTGTGGTATCCCATAATTCAGGAATATTTAAAGCAGAACTCAAATCTTTTACATTATATTTGTCTAAAATAAACTTAAATGCTACTATATGATGTACTTCTAAATTGCCACCACGTTTATGGCAAGTCCAACAAGTCCAATTATCCCGTCTTAAAACTGCATTTTGCCACTGTTTATATTGTAAGCAATTCCGGATAGAATGCTCTAATTTAGTCAATCCCCCTTTCCAATTGGGATTTAATCGTCCTACTCGGCACTCAAATGAATTTCTTATAGGAATATTATACTTTCTCAGATACCGATTAACTGTATTGATTCCACAATTTAATACCTCTGCACATTCTTTCGTTGAAAGTTGTTGATTAATATATAGTTTAACTAACTCCTCTTGAGATAATTGTTTTTGTATTTGTTTATTGTGCTTCCGTAATCCATTCGCCACATCCCGTCGAGGAATAGTAAATTCTTCCATTCTATCCCAGACCGTCTTATAACTGGCCCCCAATATATCTGCACAAACTTTAACTGAGTAACCCTTTTGTAAATATAATTCTTCAAGCTGACTCTTGCTTATTATCAAATCTTTGTTTTTCTTATTCCAAGGAATATGTCCTTTTTTGAATGGGGAAATACGAGCCAACATCTTTCTCCATTCCGGTGAGCCCTTTTTCATTCTGTATCTTCTCTCTCACTGCAATCTTTAGCCGCAAATGTTATCGTTACATCCCCCTCCAGGATTTCCTCTACCTGGGCCTTGTCCGGGACGAATTTCCTGAGAATGGCAATGGCCATCTGGTCGTTCTTCCTAGCTCTCCTTGCTATATGCTTATAAAAGGATAGCTTGGTTTCCTTGTCCACTTCCTCAAGAGCCTGGCGTAACAATCCTATCTCTGGGTTGACAGGGCGACCCTTCCCAAACTTATTTCCTTTAATAAATCGCCCGTTACTCCCTCTACCTTCCACCGTTTAACACCGTTTTTAACCAAATCGGGTTATAATCGCAATACATCTTTACTCCCCCTTTACTATCGCCACCTGGACAGTTTCATCCGCAGACATACATCTATTTAATTTATCCACCACTTCCGGGTCCTCGGCGGAGAATTCCAGGGTTACCCGCCCCCCTTTGTCCAGGGAACGGAGCGATTTTATCTCGATATTTTTTATTAATGCAGGGAAGGTTACTTCCATCACTTATCCCCCATACAGATAATTTCCTGGAATCCCTCGATAGGAACATCAGTTCTTCCGGGGTCGAAATTTAACTTTAAAGAATCGCTAATCATTCTCTGAATTTCCCCGCTTATTCCAGGAATAGTATCCTCCATCCATTCTCTTGTTAAAAGGATTTTATTCATACTATCGGCTCCTTCAGTATCAAGACTGAATTGGCCATCTTTCAATCTTCAATTCAGGGAGTTGGCCAGAATGATAAGAAAATTCCAAATCATATACACCTTCACAAGGAATTTCTACATCATTATACTTAATCTTGGTTACTCTACCATTTTCTTCTTGATAAAAATGGAAACTAATATCTTTCACTTTACTCTCCTTTGACTATCCCCTCACTTCGCAACTTTTCCTTAAATACATCTTCTGTAACTGGCTGATCGTCAATATAGAAATTCCCCCCCAACTTTGGCAGCAACCTTATTTTCCCTACATTTGAAAAATCCCACATATTACGTTTGATTTCCATTTTGGGCAAATCAGTCCCACAATGAGGACAAACCTTCTTGTAAACCTCATATGGCCCCCAATCACTACAATCCCAATGATCAATAACTTCCTTTGGTTTGTTATCCTTCCAATCTACAATTTCCCCACACTCACATTTGTATTTCCATTTTTCGTTCTTATCGGGAGTATATGATATAACTTCAATAAAATCCCGGAAGCATTCATACCTATGATTTTTAGTCAATATTGATGACATTCACTCCCCCTTTACTATCGCCACCTGGACAGTTTCATCCGCAGACATACATCTATCCACCACTTCCAAGGTCGGAATCTATCATACTACCGACCCCTCCGGCACATTCACCAATTCATTATAAGCATCCACCAACTCATTTATCTTTTCCGTAATCATAGAGACGTCATCTGTACCTTTAAGCCTCTTTATCACTTTCATTATACCTCACCTCCTTTTCCTATATCCTCTTATTTTTTACCAATCATTTTGCGCAATTCAAAATGACCTCTCAATCTTAAATATACAACAATTATCTCTATAACTGCTAAAATTCCCATTGTTATATTATCCATCACACCACCGACTCCTCAGGCACGTTCAGAAACTCGACAGCCAAATACTCAGCAGCCAGGCCGTCCTGCACCTCGATTGGCAATTCCTCGTCAATCCCGGCCAGCAATCTGGCCTTTTCCAGAGCTTCCTCTAGGACAACGTAGGCGTCCCGAGGCATACGGCACTTAAAAACCATCCATTCAGACATTTACTCTAATGGCACTATAAAACCTACTTTCCACCGGTTCCCACTCAGATGCCATTTCAAAAAGATATTTTTATACTCACACCCGATAAGAGGAGCTATCTTCTGTTTTTGCCGAGGAACCAATTCCAAGCCGAAAAAAACATCATCAATCTTGGCCGTGCATTCTATCCCAGCCCAATCACCGGCCAAGCTCATTCCCATTCCAAGAAAAAACTCCTCGTTGTCAATAGGTAAAGGTTCATCAGTCCTCAACCCGATGAACTGGGCCTCGAATCCATCATTTGAAAAGGCAGTAGCTAATTCCAGGGTATAATCCCCCCCTTCCAGCCAGGACAATGAATCGGCCATAGCCCCACTGGCAAATACCAGAACTAAAACTCCCATCCTTTCTTCATTTATTTCTCCTTTTTATTAAGTTGTTCTCCCGTCAATCCCAGGCCAATCTGACCAATATGGTTTTTCCGCCTGATGCTGGCAATTTTGACAGACTGACGGATCTCCACCGTGCTTATAAAGACATAGTTCGTATGGTTTTCCACATAACGGACATTTAACGGTCATTATACCCACTTCAACCTCCCCGCCCGCAGATACCGCTCGAAATCCTCCGCCCTGGCAGTGAATGGCAGATTAAACAAGGAGTCAATTATTTGCCGGCCTAACTTGTCCACTATAAGGTAAACTAATCGCATCCCCCCATCCCTGCGTTCCTGGACG